CTCACATTCTGCAGACGGTCCTAACGGAAGCGCTTACATGCTTGATAAAACAAACGGTAAGATTTACACGATGGATGAAACACTCTTTACTGACGCTGGAACAGCCATCAATTGTGTTTTTACTTCTGCTAAGTTGGACTTTGATACCATTAACCGTAAATTTATGTATCGCTTGTCTATAATTGGTGATGTTCCTGATTCTACAGGAACGGACATTGCAGTGTCCGTGCAATGGTCTGATGATGATTATAAGACTTGGAGTACAGCTCGTACATTAAACTTCAATGCTGATCTTCCTAAGATTGACCAGCTAGGACAGTTTAGACGACGTGCTTTTAAACTAACCTACAGCCTTCCTCACCTGCTTCGTTTAGAAGGTTTGGAAGTGGACATTAACAAAGGTAGTATCTAATGGCTGGCGGAGGTTTACCCCCACCACCAACAAGGGCTGGAGCTGGTGACTTTGCTTGGACAGCATGGTATAACCAACTCTACACCCTTCTGAATACTCAAGGTTCTGTTTCTTGGAACCTTGTTAACAAAGCTGGTAGTTCTATTGCTGACTTACAAAATAAGAACCACGGACTGCTAACTAACATATTAGGTACAGGACAATATCACATTTCTTCTGCTGAAGCAGCAAATGTAACTGCCCTGCCTAATATCTCAGGCAATGCTGCTACTTCTAGTTCTTGTACTGGTAATGCTGCTACTGCTACAAGTACAGGTTTATTAACCGTACAAAGTAAATCTAGTGATCCAACCACATCAGATATTGCTGCTAGTAAAGCAGCTGTGTATAAAAACACAACCACTGGATTGGTTAAACTTTGGACCAACGATGGTGGTACAATGAAATCGGTAACTTTAATATGATTTATACACATCTTATGGATGAGGATTTACAACAGCTTTTAGACATTGCTGAGCAAATGCATAGAGAAGCTCCTCATTTTAAAAACAAAAAGTTCGACCGCTCTAAGATGAGCAAGATTTTGTTGGCTACTAAAGCTCATCCCAATAGGATGTTTCTGACATATTCTAAAAACAACGGTATCATCGAAGGAGGCATCCTTGGTAGAATTAGTGAGCAATACTTTTCTGATGAACTTACGGCTGGCGACATGGCTATGTTTATAAAGCCAGAACATCGTGGTTCAATATTTTTTGTCCGCTTATTCAAGAACTTTGAGAAGTGGTCTAAAGACAACAAAGCAACCTCAATCGTCATCGGTCATACGACTGGTATTAACATGGACAAAGTACAGGGTATGTATACCCGTTTAGGATATAAAAGTATGGGATACGTATTCAATAAGGAGATTGCATAATGTGTACAGGTTTTGAACCATTATTGATGGGAGCTGGAGAAGCTGGTATTGCCGATGCAATAGGCTTAGGTGCTGGAGACTTAATTAGCTCTGGTGCTGCCGAAGGTTTAGCTGGTGCAACTGCAGGTGGTATTGGCTTAGGTGCTACAGACATGAGTCTGGGTGCTGCTGGAGCTGCTAATGCTGCCAGTGGACTAGGTTTCTTAGAACAACTAGGTGGAATAGACTCTATTGCTGGCTCTCAATTTGCCAGTGATATAGCTCCGTTTACAAGCAGTGCTACAGATGTAGCCTCTATTACTAACAATGCTGTACCAGGACTGGAAAACAACATTGGAGACTTAGGCAATTTTGATGGTATTCCTCCACAAGCCCCAGAACCTATTCCTGGACTAAGTCAAGGCAGTAATTTTGAAGGTATTAAGACGCTCTCTGATCCAGAACTTGCAGATGTGATGAAGGGTGTTAATCCCAACTTTACAAACTCTCTTGCTCCAGATCCATCTATTTCTCAAAACTTTCAGAATGGTAATTTTAGAACCACTATTCCTGGAGAAATGGGGGATTTGAGTGCTACTGATTCTAGTCTTGGACAAGCTGGATTACAGAATCAAATTGCAAATCAAACAGCAAATCCATTCTCATTGAGCAACTTAATGAACAACCCCATGGGTGCTGTCAAGAGTGCTTATGACACCGTGTCTAAGAATCCAATACCATCTATGTATGCTGCTGGTAGTTTGTATGACATGTATGCCAAGAACAAAATGGCTAATGCACAAACCAACATGTACAATCAGAACCGTGCTGACATCATGAACACCTATGCTCCAGGTTCTCCTGAGTATAACCAACTAGCACAACAAATGGCTCGTAAGGATGCTGCTGCTGGACGTAACAGCCAGTATGGTACACGTGCTAACGACTTAGCTGCAACAATTGCTAAACTCCGTATGGGAGCTTTAGGTAACCTGCAAAGCACACAGAACACTCTGGGTAATCAAGCATTGAGCAACCAATATGGAATGTTTAACACTCCACTGGCTCTTGCCATGTACTCGAGCAAAACTTAAGGAAACAATATGGATTTAAGTTCTATGTTCCAAAACCTAGGACCTGCTGGTGGAGCTATGTTGACAGGCATGCAAATGGCTGATGCAACAAATGAGCAGAAGTCACAGGAAGCCTATCGCAAAGCTCAGATGGAAGACATCATGCAGCGTACCTCTCAACAAGCGGAGTTGCATCCCTTAGAGCTACAGAGCAAGAAACAACTTATTGATAAAAGTGCTCAGGACATTGAGAAAGGTAAAGTTGATTTAGAAAAAGCTAAATATGACTTGACCGTTGGTAAGCTGGAAGGTGCAGTTAAAAAAGCAGATTCTTTTAGTCAACTAATGGGTGTTGCTGCAGCTCAACTAGTTAACATTCCTTCTCCTGCTCGTCATGCTTGGCTTGCCAACTTTGCTCAGCAAAATGGAATTGATGCTAACGATCCTGCTGTAAAAAGTATTTGGGAACAAACCTCACAAATTCCTCCTGACAAACTTCCACAAGCTTTAAGCGATTTTAGAAGCAAAGTTGTTCAAATGGGTGCTTCGTATCAATCCCATCTTGATGCAGTTAAGGAACAAGGTAAGACTCAAATCTCTCTTGAAGGAATGCGTGAAGCTGCTAAACAGAAACTTGCTCAAGAAAAAGGCAGTCTTGAAAAGAGCCTACAGCAAGATTTGTCTGGAGCTAGAACTTATCAAGCACAATCTGTTGTATACGCTAACCATGCGGCTAAAGCCCGTTTACGTGGCGATACAGAAGAAGCTGCTCGTTTAGAGGCTCTTGGTAAAGAGGCTACTATTAGAGACCTGCAAGCACGTGCTGCTGCTGGTGATGCTCAAGCAGCACAAAGACTACAAGCTTTACAAATGGTTATGGGTGGGGGTAGTGCTCCTCCTGCTCCTGCTGCTCCTCCAGCATCTTCAGCAGCTCCTGCTGGACCTGTTTCTGGTACAACAAAAAGTGGTGCAAAATTCACTGTAACTCCGACTCAATAATCGAGGATTTCTATGGGCTATAACGTAAAATTTGATAACGGCCTTTCTGTAACGTTTGATACGCCTCCTACAGAAGCTGATATTGAGGAGGCATACGCCCATGTAACCTCTTCTACAGTAAAACCATCACCTAAAACATCAGACTGGACTAGAGCAGGTAAATCTGCTGTAGAAGCCGCTGTCCCTGCTATGGGAGGTTTAGCTGCGGGTGCCTATGGAGCAAGTCTTGGTAGTGCTGGTGGACCCATTGGTGCTATTGTTGGTGGCTTGATTGGTGGTTTAGGTGGTAGTATAGGAGTTGGTAAACTACAAGAAGGTGTTACTTCTTATATTCCAGAAGCTGTAAAAGAACGTTTAGGATTTGGAGCACAACAACGTGCACAAGAAGTTTCTGAAAGCCCCACAGCATCTTTCTTAGGAGGCTTTGCTCCAAACTTAGCTGCATTTAATGTGGGTAAGGTTGCCCCTATAGTGACTGAAGCAGGTAGGGTTATTGGTCCATGGGCACAACGTGCTGGTATGGCTGGTGTAGGTAGTGCCGTGGAAGCAGGTCAACAGGCCATTGGTGATGCTCCTATGAACTGGACCAATGTTGCTTTATCAGGTGCTTTACAAGGTACATTTGCTTCTCCCACTAAATTGGGTGAGAAGTTTATGGGTAAGTTTGAATACAAGCCCACAGGTAATTCTAAAATTGATGCCATGAATGAGCAGCAATCCAAGATTGACCAAGAACGTGCTACCTTTACACCAAACACTGCAGAAAGTATGTATGTACAACTGCAACGTGAAAAACAACATTTGCTGTCTCAACCGCGTACAGAAGAAGTAAAAACTCGTATTATTGAAATCAATAATGAGATTACTACCCTCAATAAACAATTACTCGAAGGACAGCAAAAAGCAAAAGAAAGCGCCTTTGCACCAGAAAATCAATTCCAGGACATTAAAAATGCTTTAGCGGGTTTTGATCGTCAAGTGCAGCGTAATGGTCCTCCAGAAGGAGGAGCACCCATTCATGTAACATCAGAAGGACAAGCACTTACTAATCCTATCTTTGAGCCTCATGAAAATGTACAACAGGCTAAAGATACTGCAGCCGCACCAGAACGTCAAGCTCGTGACAGTGACTTGGCACAACGTGCTGGCGCTGGATTTGAGCAGGC